ATGTAATTAAAATCTTTGTGATGGAATATTTCTTTAACCCATAACCCATCTGGAGAACTACCACATGCCAAGACGCAAAACCAACCTACAAGTAATTGAGAATTTAAATTCCGATGTACAAAAGGTAAAAGCGAAATCAACTTTAAAAATGCGTATTGAGGATTTAATTACAATCGATGCTCTAACAGAAACCCAAGGACACTTTTTTGCAGAATATAAAAAAGATTGCAAGGCGATGTTGTTGCATGGGTGCGCTGGAACAGGTAAAACATATATTGCCTTATACAGAGCATTAGAAGAGGTTTTACAAAGAGGAAACCCATACAAGAAAGTAGTCGTTATTAGGTCAGCAGTCCCATCAAGAGAAATAGGACACTTGCCAGGCGATGAAACAGAGAAGACTGCGGTGTACATGCAACCATATATTGATATGTGTTCCGACTTATTCCCAACAAAACAACAGGCATTCCAGAGACTAATCGAACAAAAATATGTAGAATGGATGATTACATCATTCGTAAGAGGAATTACACTTGATAACTCCGTCATTATTGTTGACGAATGTCAAAATATGAATGACATGGAAATAAATTCAATTATAACTCGCGTAGGACACAATAGTAAGATTATATTCTGTGGAGACTTCCGTCAAACTGACCTATATAAGAGAGGTGATATGAGTGGATTGCAAAAATTCATGGTTATTGCTGAAAATATGCCTTCATTTAGGACTTTTGAGTTCAGTGAGGATGATATCGTCCGATCTGACCTAGTAAAAGAGTATTTAATCTCAAGAATCCGCTATGAAGAGGAATATGGTACTTGACATTTGCTTAAAAAGCTAGTATAATGGTCACATAATAATAGGAAATTTCGTAATGTTTGCACATATTGAAGAAAAACACGCTTTCCCACAGCTTATGAGGGAAAATTATGAGGGGAAACGCACTTATGTAACGGATAATGGTGATAGATACCCCTCTGTCACCACCGTTCTGGGATATAAAATCAAACCAGCCATCAAAGCATGGCGAAAAAAGGTAGGAGAACAACAGGCGAACAAAATATCTCGCCAATCCTCAGTTAGAGGAACCAAAATACACGGTGTCTGTGAAGATTATCTCAATAATGAAGAACTTAACACCGAAAAGTTATCCTTTGTAGAGACTGACATGTTTAATAACATGCGTACTTACCTTGATAAGATAGATAACATTCATTGTATTGAACAATTTTTGTACAGTGACCACCTAAGATTGGCTGGTCAAGTAGATTGTATTGCTGAATATGAAGGAAAGTTGTCCATAATCGATTTCAAAACATCTGCAAAACTCAAAAAGAAATCCTATATCAAAAATTACTTTGCTCAATGTGCTGCTTATGCTATCATGTTTGAAGAAAGGACAGGAGTACCAATTACAAATTCTGTAATTATCATTGGTGTACAAGATGAAGAACCACAGTTGTTTGTCGAACATCGTGACAATTACACGGAGTATTTGCTAGAATGTCGAGACTTGTACGAAAATAATGCTTGACATTTGGACTGTAATTTGGTATTATAAATAAATTAACGCGATGAAACAAGTTGAACGGTTTACAGGACGAGGGTGCAAATCCCTCCGCCTCCACCAAAAGGAGATTAGTTATGGTAAAAGATGCCGGAAAGTGGGTGTTCAGAATGTATATTCTTTGGAGTATCATTGCAGACATCACCTTAGTTTCTGGAATCATTTACTTAGTCTTTTTTTGATGGGGGCGAGTAGGATCGACTGGAATTCATTAGAGGAGTGGAGCGTTCGGTGTCGGAGCTACCGTAAGTGCGACAAAACTATAAATGCAGAAAATAATACTGCTTATGAGGATTATGCCATAGCGGCTTAATTGCTCGGGGTTCTTGAGACAGTTCCTAGCACCAGAATACTGTCTCATTTTTTATCTCATAAAGAGAAGGAGGAAGATATGTGGTTAATTACTGGACTTATATTAGGAGTTGTAATTGGAGCATGGATTAAAGACCGAAAATCTTGGTTAGATTTTCTTGATACTGCATTTGATAAGATACCGTTTTAAATAACAGTTCTTACAAATGTATAATTGGTTTTTAACCGCCGTGACCACAGCGTCACTTTGTTTGTGGCCTGTGGATGCACCTAATAACTATTATGATAGTTTGAAGGATGAGACAGTAGTAGATGATAAATCTATTTACTATGACCAAAAAGAGGTCTCTTGTCTTGCAGTTAACATTTATCATGAAGCAAGGGGCGAAAGCAAAGAAGGTAAACTTGCAGTTGCTTTCGTAACCTTGAATCGTGTTAAAAGTAATGCATATCCAGATACCGTTTGTGGAGTTGTTTATCAAGGACACCATAAACCGTCTTGGAGAGATAATGGAATGATGGTTCCGATTAGGCATCGATGTCAATTTAGTTGGTACTGTGATGGTAAACCAGACATGGTACAAGATTTTAAATCTTATGAAAAAATAATTGACTTGGCAATAGATGTGTGGTATAATAGGTATCAAGATATTACAGACGGTAGTTTGTTTTATCATGCAGATTATGTCGAACCACATTGGGCGCAACATATGGCGAAAACAGTACAAATAGATAATCATATATTTTATACAGTAAGTTATTAATGACTGAAAAACAAACTCATAATTTTATCGTGACAGGTGGATGTGGATTTATAGGTTCACATTTAGTTGAGGCACTAGTCTTACATGGACAAAATGTCCTTGTCATCGATGATATGAGAGTTGGTAAAACTAAACTTGAAAGTAAGAATATAGAGTATCTACACCAAGATGTTGCTTCAGCAATCCCAGTTGGGAAATTTGACGCAATATTTCATCTAGCCGCCACGCCTAGAATTAGGTTATCACAGAAAGACCCATTTGGGACTATCACAAATAACTTCAATTCAACGATGGTCGTTGCTGAGTACGCACGAAGAGAACGAATCCCTTTGTTTTTCGCTGCCTCTTCTAGTACCCAGTTTCTTCATCATCAAGAAAATCCTTATACATTTTCCAAATGTGTCAGTGAGGAAATCTTACAACTTTATCACAAGATATACAAACTAGAATACCATATGCTATATTTCTATAATGTATATGGCCCAAGAGAAGCTGACTATGGTGAATATAGTACAGTAGTTCGTGCATTTAAAAAATGCGTAGAAAAAGATGAACCTCTTAGGATATTTGGTAGTGGTAAAAAACAAAGAGACTTTACACACATTCATGATGTCATTGATGGTATATTGCAGTTGTTAACTACAAAGAATAAACCTAAAAATGTTCATCTGGGTTCTGGTAATCCAGTTAGTATAATGGATGTAGCAAAAGCATTTGACCATAGTATTGTCCATGAGTTTGATAAAGAGGGAGAGGCGGAAGTTACAGAAGCCCCAAACCCATATATTGAACCACAGTATGATGTTATAGGTTACATTAAAAAATGGAAAAGTGATTTTGAAGAAGAACGAATATTACATAATGTAAACAAAGATTTAAGAAAAGTGGAAAAGAAATATGCCAAAATTGATAGTTGATAATGACGAAAAAGAAGAAAAACTTAGTGATGTTTTTATGGTTACTAGGGAGTTTCAAACCTCAGCAGAGTTCTCACAACATATAGAGAAACGAGCAGTTCAAGGTGGAAACTATATAGATGTTTTAGTAGAATATTGCACTAGGAAAGAAATTGAAATAGAAAGTGTTAAGAAATTACTTACAGCATCGCTCAAAGAAAAAATCAAAGCAGAAGCAATTGGTCTTAATTTAGTTAAGGGACAGAAACCTTGTAAGTTACCCATATGATTGAACCCTATGAAGTTTATAAACTATACCTAGCGATTAAACTTCATTTTACTACTAAGTCATATGATGTAGTGAAATATAAGGGGAAGGTTAGAGTAAAACCAGAAACTTTCAAGAAAAGAAAGGATATGGTATCTATAAAGAAACTTGCTAGGGATTATAGACGCGAGGAAATAATAGATTTCTTGGTCGCAAACTTTGTATCTGGAGAACGATGGGGTGGATTGTTTGATATACAGGCATCCAGACGATACGAAGATTGGAAAGTAAAAAAGAATCAAAGAGAATATCTCTTCAAAAGAGATGTATCTAAGATAGTACTAGAGATGGAAAAACAAAAAGTTGGCGCTTTTTTTGAAAAAAATGGAAAACAGGGCTTGACTTTTCGTCTATACTTTGGTACAATGATCGAAATTGAAACTCTTGTTATATTAGATAAGATTTTTAATTTTGTAGAAGAAACGGATGATATCTTATTAGAAGATGTTGTACTACTAGTGAAGAAGTATCGCCCGTTTGTAAAGGTGACTGACTCTATGAGAGAAGTCGCTAAAACACTTACTCAAAAACCTGTATAAATAGGAGTGTACATTATGAGTAGGAAACTACGCCCTCAAGATGATGAGAAGCGTATGCGGAGAGTACCTAGTGATATAAAAACTAGGCTTGACAAATACCAACACATCATGTATAATGAGGACACTTATGACTCTGAAGAGTTTTATGACGCTTTAGATAAAAAAAGTAAAATACAACGCAAACTGAAACCAATATAACGCACACAATTAGGAGAAAATATATGTCGTTTAATACTATAGAAGAGCTACGCAAGTCGCGTGGCAACATGGACACTCTCATGTCACAAGTTGAGAAGATGTCCACAACTACCACTGAGTCTAATGATGATGGTAGGGAATGGAAACCAACTGTTGACCAAGCTGGAAATGGGTATGCAGTAATCCGATTTTTGCCCCCAGCAAAAGGTGAAGACCAATATTGGGCAAGACTCTGGACACATGGATTCCAAGGGCCTACTGGAAAGTGGTACATCGAGAATTCTCTCACAACTCTAGGACAACAAGACCCTGTTTCTGAATTGAACAGTGAATTGTGGAATAGCGGTGTTGAGTCTAACAAAGACATTGCTCGCAAACAAAAGCGTAGACAGTCTTTTTATTCCAACATTGTTGTTGTGAAAGACCCTTCTAATCCTGCCAGTGAAGGTAATGTATATCTTTATCGTTACGGTAAAAAAATCTTCGACAAAATTCAAGACTTGTTAAAGCCAGAATTTGAAGATGAAACTCCAGTAAATCCTTTTGATTTCTGGGAAGGCAGAAACTTCAAACTGAAGATTCGTCAAGTTGAGGGATTCCGAAACTATGACAAGTCGGAGTTTGAGTCTGCTCCATCACCAGTAGCTGCTGATGATGAAATTGAGGCAATGTGGGCGAAACAATACTCTCTTGCAGAGATTGTAGACCCATCTAACTTCAAGTCTTATGAAGACCTTAAATCCAAATTGGGTATGGTTCTTCAAGGTGCAAGCAAGGTTCCTAATGCTTCTACTGTTGCAGCCCAGACAGGCGACATAGAAGATGACTTGTTTGTTAAAAATTCTGAAACAACGGTAGTCTCCAACGGTTCAGATAATAATGATGACGATGCAATGTCGTATTTCGCAAAACTGGCTGATGATAGTTAATATTATCGCCTAGTTTACGCGAGGGGCGGCATAAATAGTGTCGCCCCTTTTTTTATGGCAGAAATTATGGATGGAATTATATTTGGTGGACAATTAGAAGACTTCGCTGGGTCAATACACAAAGAAGAGTCAAATAATATATCAATGAGGCGTTCCTCTGGTGGTCACAAGATTGCCACCTTTTTAAGGCAGAACGGTTATAATATTGATGTAGTAGATTATGTCCACAGATGGAAAATAGAACAATTAAAAGAATATATTAAACCTAGAGCAGAGAGCTGTAAGTTCTTTGGATTTGGTTCTACATTCTTTTTAGATAGTCCAGTTGTAAAAGAACTGGTTGAATGGTTAAAGCAGGAATATCCAAATATACCGCGTGTCGCTGGTAGTCAAAATGATAGTATGCGTAGTTTAGACATGGATTGGTATGTCTATGGATATGGTGAAAATGCCATGTTGGAACTACTTAAACATTTCGATGGTGGCCCAGAACCAGTACATATACTTAACACAATAAACGCATACAAGAATTACCTATCTTTCCCCAAAGATGACCTAACAGTCTCATATCAAGAAAACGATTTTGTCAATCCACGCGAAATCATGATGATAGAGTTTGCCCGTGGATGTAAGTTCAAATGTAAGTTTTGTAGTTTCCCGATACTAGGTGTCAAGGGGGATTACTCTCGTACAGCACAAAGTGTATATGATGAGATGTCAGAAAACTATGACAAGTGGGGTATAGAACATTATCTTGTCATTGATGAAACATTTAATGATAGTTCAGAGAAAATAGAAAAGTTTGCTA